ACCTACAATCGTATACGATTATTGTGGGCAACGGTGGATCACAGGGAACAGGCCCGGACAGCACAGGTACAGGTGGTGGGTCAAACGGAACTCAAGGTGGTAGCTCAACTGCATTTGGCCTAACAGCTATTGGTGGTGGCTATGGCGGCACTCGTAGTCAATCTGGTGGCTCAGGCGGATCGGGCGGCGGCACTGGTGACATTCCGGGTAGTGCAACAGGCGGTTCTGGTACTAGCGGACAAGGTTACAGCGGCGGTATTGCTCCTCCGGTTAACTCTAACGGTGGGTGGGACGAAGGTGGCGGTGGAGGTGCCGGGGGTGCTGCGACCAACGGTACGTCAGGCGCCCCTTCTTATCCAGGTCCTGGATTTGCAAGTTTAATTACAGGTGCTAACGTAGTTTACGCAGCCGGTGGTAGAGGTGCTCAAACTGTAGTTGGTGCAGCAAACACTGGAAATGGTGGCTCTGGATGTAGAAACGGTGGATCCGGCGTTGTTATTATTTCTTATCCACAAATTTATAGAGCCGCAAATACTACAGGCACCGTAACACAAACTACTTCTGGTGGGTACTACATTTACTCATTCAATGGTTCAGGTACAATTTCATTCTAATATAAGGAAAAATCGATGAGTCATTATGTAAAAGTCTTAAACGGAGTAGTAGTACAAGGTATTGTTGCAGAAGCAGATTTTTTTAACACATTCGTGGACACAAGCCCTGGCGAGTGGTTACAGACCAGTTACAACACACGTGGCAATGTACACTATGGGCCTGATGGGCAACCCGACGGCGGCGTGCCGCTACGTGCCAACTACGCCGGTATTGGTTACATCTACGATAGAGCGAACGATGTATTCTATCCGCCTCAGCCTTATCCAAGTTGGACTATTAGTGCAGCAACAAATTGGGTATGGACTCCACCAACACCGGCTCCTACAGATGGTAGATACTATAATTGGGACGAAGCCACAACAAGTTGGGTAGCTGCTGACTAATAAATAACTGTATGTACAAAATTAAACGTCTATATCGCGAAAACTACACAGGTGAAGAAGTCACTACAAAACTTACCTATGAAGGTGGAGAATGGAAACAGGAAAGTGATTGGATTCCGAGCGGTGTGACTAACACCAAATTGAGTTCGCAGGCCGTGATTGTGGGCGGGGGCGATAGTTGGCAAGAAGGACAATTTAAATTTGATCCTGCACATCTTACCAATCACAAAGGTGGATTACTTGGCACAAACAAACTACAAGTATACGGTACAAACGCAGTCTATACTAAATTGATTCCAGACTTTCTAGTAGTCGACGACGCAGAAGCAGAACGTGCGGTACAAGATGGTATCACATCAAAGACGATTGTGTATGCACACGCTAACACTATTATAGACTTTCCTGGTAGATTCTATTTAATACCACAGGATCCTCCTTGGAACGCAGGATCGGTTGCAGCCTACTTGGCATGTTTTGATGGACACACTAAAGTATTCTTGTTAGGATTTGATGGCCGCCCCGGCGAAGATGCTTTTTACGAAAAGACAATGAAACAATTATTTGATACTTACGCAGATGTAGATTTTGTTCGCATTGCACCAACACAGCATTACTACACGCCAGAGAGCTGGAAGTATTGTCCTAACCTGCGCCAAATTGACTTTAGAGCATTTGTGCTAGAAGCCGATTTAGGCTAATACAGCTTCCATTGTTTTAAGTTTATTCACAATAGCTGAGAAATTAAAACTACGCCATACCCCGGGGTGCAGGGGCTTTGGATGATCTTCTAAATGCACCCAACAAAATCCTCTATGCTCGTGATTTAGTTCTGGAACAAACTCATCGTCAACGCTGATAAGGAATGTGTGAAACACAAACTTACCATTATCGCTGGTGTACTGTTCGATTGGAATAATCTTTGCGTCTTTGATCACTCCGTTGAGTTCTTCACGTATTTCTCGCTGTAGGCCTTGCGCTACAGTTTCACCTGGCTCAACCTTACCGCCAACAAGACCCCACTGCCCACTGTGCTTAGAGCCGTTGCGTAAGAGGAATAGGTAACGTTTTGTTCGGGCGCAGTATATCAATGCGCCGGTACTTGCAGATGTCAAAGAACGATGCTCCAGTTTTGAGGTTCATACAAACCGTCAACACTTTTAATCCATTCTGAGTTCACATAGTCCCATTGGTATTGAATACCGGTAGTTAGGTTAGTAACAAACTGATAATCCTGTGAGTTCGCACTATCGAAACTTACTTCCCATCCAGAACTAGTATACTTTATAATGTCATTGCGGTTTGCAACAAATGAGGGATGTGTAACACCCCAGGCAATTGCAGCCTCATTGTTATTATAGCTGCCAATAGGGTTCAAGATCAAGTAGGTTGTGCCTACTGTGGGAGTCAATAAATCCATTTGATCTACATCAACAGTCATTGGGTCAATGATAGCATCAATTGCAGGTAACGTGTTAACTGGCAAGGTATCCACGTTAGGACTGTACAACAGTATTGATTCATCTGTTGGGTGTGGTGCAACAGTACCTACAGTTTCGTTAATACCGTTAGGATGTAGTAAACGCACTTCGCTAATACCGCTACGCAGAGTACCGTAGCCAGCAATCAAATCATTCCAGCGATCAACCTTAGAAAAGTCCCCGTCAATGACCATAGTCAATTGATTCTTGTTTATAAGTCTCAACTGGTTACCAGTCTTGCTTAGGAAGTAGTCCTTGAATATAGTTGCTCGGCGAGTCATTAATGAATCATCTGCAATAGCATCTAACGACAGGTCACCATTAGCATCGTACAGAGAATTGATAACCTTGGTAATAACACCGAGACGTTTAACTTTAGCAGGACTGCTAATCCAAATTGGCATTTCAAACTGCATGGTAACAATGCTGATATTCTCGTCAGCATTAGCAGGAACGCTGCGGCTATCCCATACTGTGCTTTTTAATTCCACAGCAGTCAGGCTACCCCAGTCTACAATGTTGTCTGTGCTTTGCAGTTCAATACTAGGATTAAACAAAGTTGAAATCTGTTCCCACAACTGTAGTTTCTGTTCTGTGTTGCTGGTCCAGATGTCGGCTTTAACTGACAGCTTGTAGGGCACTGGCATCAAACGATCAATGGAATATGAATCACCAGGACGATCCAAGTAGTTGCCCGACGTAGGATCGTATGCACGTTCCTTGATGTTGATAGTGCTAACAAACGTAGGAGACTGCAAACGGTCACGATCGTAGTCTAGTGCGCTGATATAGACAGCAATAGCAGGAACACTATTCATCATGTTCTCGCTGTTTTGTTTTAGAATAGTTGCAGCCTGACGACTTGGGTCACCATAGATAACAGGAACCTGTTGTAGTGCTCGCTGTCCGTTTGATCCTTGTCCAAACTCAACTTGGAAGCCTGACAACACACGCATGAACTGTGTTAGAAATCGTCGTACTTGATTGTCATAAAAGAATTGTTGAGCCATTAGTTATCTGCCTGTATTTTTAATGCTTTACTCAAGCTCTGACGTTCTGGTTGTGAGTCGCCTTCTACTGTAGTAAAGGTATTTGTATTGTTGACAAAGCTACTACGCAGAGTTTGGTTGTTAGAACCTAATGTTAGGTTAGCGCGAACGCTATCTTCAATTGCAGTCCAACGTTTGCCGTTGTATCTAAACAAACGATTAGGCAAGTAGTCTGTGCGTAGGAAGTAATCGCCATTGGTAGGACCGTATGGGAATTCGATACCTGAACCGCAGTTTAATCCGTTTGGTGCTAGACCGTCGCCAGTTAAGTAACCAAATGATTTTACAGCAGGACTTAGTGTACTGTCGTCTGCGGTATCAGTGCCGTCAGCAGTATCCAATACATCATCTGCGGTAACACCTGAGTACTGTGGTTCAATATAAATTTTGCTGGTATCGTATCCGCTCAATGGTACGTCCTGTTCTGCTTGTGCCACAACTGCATTGTTGATGTTTATGTAAACACCGTAACTGCTCATAATATCGGCAGTCTTAGTATCAGCAGTACCATCTACAATACTGTTGAGAATGTCTTTGTATTCTTGGCTGTCCACTAGCGGGTTCAATTTAACACGCCACAAGTGTGGCCACCAAGTTGGGCTAAAGCCTTCGCTGGCAAAACTAGCATCACCGACTACGTAGAAACGTTTTAGAGCAGCAGGCACGTCTTGGTTTAGGGCGTCGTAATCTTTCAAGTGCTCTAGTTCCAGCACATCGCCGGCCATTAGTCTACGTCCGATCAAATCAACCATATCGTTGATGTGGAAAGTCATAAAGATAGTACCTGTTTGCAGAAACAAACCAAATTGGCTTAGATCAAAGTCTTGATCTGCACGAGTGTAGATGCCGCGCATGGTGTAGACATCCGGGTCATACTTGCGATCACGGTTTTCTACAAACAGCAAGTCCTGGATATTCATTTCACTTTGGTTAGTATAAACGGGTTTGGTTGCGTCTGTGCTGTCTGTTTGCTCGTAGGTGCCCAAATACTTGTGACACAAGATTCCAGTACCACCAATGGTAAACATTTCACTGATGCGTCGATCAATGAACTTGTAATCATTTGAGTGTCTACCGTCTTTCCAAAGCGAAATGCGAGCCATTTTCTATCCTCTAATGTTGTATTTATGGGTTTGACAGCTAATGATTTTGGTTGTATAATTACAGCATGTACGAACGTCACGCTCAAAACAGTGAAAAGCTAGAAAACTGTTTTTTACAGTTGAAAAACCTACCCATGGTGCCCAAAAGCAAGATGTGGAAATTCTACAACAATGCCCGGGCCGCATTTACTTTGATGGACCGAGAATTTGTAGAGTGCAGGCGTGCTAGAAAATTAACACTAAAGTATACAGAATTGGAAAAACATTTCTACGAATGTATAACTATATTTGAGCAGTGGTCTATCATGGCCGCGCTCACCTACTAATTTGACTCAAAATGGGCAATTTGCTATAATACGTTCATGGAACTAAAAATCACATGCCGCAATGCAGGCAAACAAGCCCTACTTGAAGCAGCCACGCACTGGCTTGCACAAGAACTCAAAATTCGCAACCGTCAGTTTACACTTGCAGTTGTGAGCAAAAGTGGGCTCGTACGGGAAAGCGAAGCTCGTGGCATGGCATATATGCTGTCTGACAATACCTACATTGTTGCACTAGACAGTAGGCTAGGCTTTGACGCAATGTTGCGTACATTGTGTCATGAAATGGTTCACATTAAACAATTTGTACGTGGACAGTATCGCATAGAAATGAAACGTGGGCGACTTTATCACTTTTGGAATGGTAAAAAGTACTATAATCCAAAGTACCATGAGTCGCCTTGGGAAATTGACGCCGCAGGCAAAGAAGGCTTGTTGGCATTGAAGTTGAATGGAATAATTGCATGTATTCAGTAATGAATCGAGCAGGAGTAGAGTTAGAACGTTGTGCAACTCTAGATCTTGCAATGGATGTCGCAAAACAAACTGGTGTCTTTGTAACAATCAAAGGCCCGGAGTTTGAAGTGTGCGGTATCTTTGGTGTAGACAGCGTCCGTAATGGCAAGTGCCCGGACGGCGTTGCCTATGATTGGAACAAAGCGAGCCGTATTGGCCGTGTTAAAAAGGAACGTGTATAATGGCAACAGTTGCAGGCATTAAAATTAAGACCAAAGCACCACGTGAAAAGCGTGTGGCCTTTGCAGATGAAAAGTACACAGGCACAGAACCTGAATGGGATACTGAACAGGCACTGGCTTTTGATGACGCAACCTTTGACAATCGTTTGCGCCGTAGTTTTTACTACTACAATTATCACTACACTCAAAAGGACTGCAAAAAGCATGTAATCGAGTGGATGCGTAAGCAAACGGAAATGTTCACCAAGGACGAGGTCAAGGCATTTGACCTCGCTCCTGATCGTAGCATGAGCATGACTGGTTGTAGTCTAGTCATGGCACACCGCCAAGGCATGCCACTCAAGCCACGTCACATTGAGTTTCTTAAAGAAGCTATCGCCGCTTCAGTTAAGCTAGCTGAGCCTGAAGAAGAAACAGCAGTTGTAACAGAC